CAAGTTATACGCGTAGACCCTGTGGAAATCAAACCTCGTCCTAAAGCTGGAGTTGAAAACCTCACTGGAGTTGATGTAGAAAGTATTATTCCTCCAAGGGTTAAATTTAAAACGCTTGAAGCAGAAGCAGAAGCGGCTGTAAAAAAGTCTGAATCTCCCAGCGTGTCTTACGACCAAGCTATAGCAGCTATGGAACGCGGAGAAACAATAGAGTTTAACACGCCAACGGGCACTAAAAAATATGTGCCGCAGGTGTTGCCCGCAATAAAATCAGATGCACAAATACAGGCAGTGTTTAAGGGCCATGCTGTACAAGACGCTTATTTAAGGGACAGAGACCAACCGGAACCCTTTATTATGGGTACGGACCCTTCACGCACTAAAGTTGACTTGAGTGGTATTCAAGACCCATCCCAAGGCGAATCTGTAACTGAATACGCAGAGAATCGCATACGGTTAAACAACGAGTTAAAAAAATATGTAGACACCGGCAACCCATCGTTGGACACGGCAGTGCGTCAATACTTTGTGGATGACTTTGACACGGGAGATTTTTTTAGCAGTTTAGATGCTAGATTGTTTGAAACAGCAAATGCACCAATTACGTTGCCGACTTTAGCGGGCACATATGCAAAATCGTTTGTGGATACCATAAGAAGAGTTTCTGAAAAGGGAACTCCGTTTCCTGATGAGTGGGCCAACCTAGCTGAACAAAGAATGGACGACACCAAACTCATACTGGGAACTATAGATACATACCTTGGACCAACCACGATAGCCAGAACATTAAATGATAACATTCGTAAACGAGCTAAATTAGAATTTGATGAGGGGCGTCTCACAGAAGAACAGTACAACAACTTTATATACACAACAGATTTAACCGGCGAACGGATGGAGCGAGAGTTTATATCCGAAGAAGCCGGGTATGCACTGACCGAAGCCGCATTTAAAGAGTTGGGATATTTATCTCAAGGCGGGGTTATTTTTGCCGAAAACTTCCTTACAGGGGGCGCATTTGGCATCACAAGAAATGCAATGTCCCGTGTTTACATTAATGAACTCAAGGACATGAAGAAGACGTTCCAGATACCCTCGTATGTTCGATTATCTGAGATACCATCGTGGGCTAAAGCTAATGGTCACAAGCTAAAAGTAAATGAAAACCTTCTTGAAATCGGTCTTGGCAGAATTGCCCTTAAAAGAGAAAGGTTAAGAGCAGATAGGCGTCGTAAGGATTTAGCAAAACAAATAGAGGCTAAGAACTTAGAATTAAAACATGCGTCTATTGATAAGCGAGGTCCAATACAATTAGAAATAGACCGCATGGAAGCAGAAAGAGATAATATAGGTAGGTCGATAGTAAAAAACTGGATTCAATCTACAATTAGCCCTTCTGTTTTAAAAATTGCCGGGGATGATGTTGTGTTGTCCGCAGGAGCATGGGCCGGAAGCACCTATTTAGAGGGGTTCATGGGAATGGACAGAGAGACAGCGGAGCTTGCTGGTTTTGCTGGAACACTCATAACCAAAAATCCTTTAATGTTTTTAGGCAAGGGCACTGCTCGTTTTACAAAAAATTTAATTAGTGACGCTGGCATACGTAACCCTGCTCCAGTCTTTATGAGAAAACTAACACTCCCAGACTTGAGTATGGAGGATTACGAGCGATTATACTTTGAGCCTGAAAATGGGCGTCGTATGACTTTTTCAGAAAGACGGGCTGCACGAGCAGCTTTTAAACAAGTAGACAGGATGTCTCCTGATGAACGATTAGAATTTAGAGAAGCATTTCAAAAACAACAAGACCTCAAAGACGAAATCCTTGCGGGTTTTCCTGAAAGCAGACGAAAAGAAGCTGCTAAATTTTTTGAATTGACAATGGCTGAAGCAACGGGTCTTGCTCCCATGATAGGCATGTATCAAACTATATCTCAAACCTTTAGTTTTAAAAGAATAAAAAAAGAAGGTATAGGGGGTGTAGCACGAGCCATTGGTGAACTGGATGACCAAGCATCCAAAGCATCTGTAGCCCTCAAGAATTTTGAAGAATACGTGGCTAAATATGCAGATGCTTCCTCTACAGAGTCCCTAACTAATCTGGTGGCTACGTCTAGGTCATCTCTCGTAGAAGTAAATGCCCAAATTGAAAAAGAGTACCTTAAATTAGAGGGCTTCCTTAATGAAGTAGTAGACGCTGCATCGGCAGATACTACAGCTAATTTGCCCGAAAACTTTTTTGAACAGGTAGTCGAAGTTCAAAAAATGATAGCCAAGCGAGTGCCTGATGTAAATATGGAGGATGCCGCTAGAACTGTTGCTAACGCTGCAGCAACATCAAGAAAAATGAACAGAGGATTACTCTTACGTCTAAGACAAATACTCAGTCTCCGGGATAACAAAGAAGCTCACCTTGCAAGTTTGGAGTCTTCCGCAGAAGCAATCACAAATGCTCGTTACGGTGCCCTATCAGAAATGATGGATGAAACCTACGATGGATTTAGGGATTTTATGAATGCGCGAGAAAAGGCGGGGGAGGTTTTGCCCACCATAGACATAAGTGAGTCTGTGGAAGAGATGTTACGCATATCGGGTGAGAAACAAATAACAGACTTTTTTGGGGCAGAAGCAACTTTTTTTTCCGGGTACTTAGGTAACAAAGCCCGCACAATGTTTGAGTCTATGGTTGACCGAACTCTCAAAGGCATAGATGAAGAAGCACTTCCTAACATAGTTCAAGAATTAAAGGATGCTGGAGTACCTGCAGACAAGTTAGATGACATGATAAAGAATGACCCGATTAGATTCGGACTTCTTCTTCACCAGCATGGGGGTATAAATATTTTTGCAAAGGCATCTATGTTAGAAGCCGAAGAGATGCGAAAAGCCTTTAGGGATTATGGATACAAAGTTGATAAACCTGCCGTAGCCAGAAACTACAAACAGTATGAAGAGATACTGAACAGGTCTATGAGAAATGCAGACGAAACAGGATTTAAAGAGCTTAAAAAGGCAAGATTAAAGTACCAGTCTTTAAATGACCCTCTTCGTCCGGGCAATCCTTTACAAAAAATATCTCAATCTAGAACGGGAGAGAAAGTAGACATTGACTCTGGCCCGTACTCAGGTATGTACAGAAATAAAACGCCCTATGAAATATTGAGTGAAACAGGTGTTTTAGTAAACAAAATAATGGCGGGCGGACAAAACAGACCCATACTACTTTCACAGCTTAGAAAAGCAACGAGTCAACTAGAACAGCTATTTGGGGAAGTAGGGCCAGATGGAACATTGGGGTTCAATCTAGACACGGTAGAGGGTAGAGAAGCCTTTTTGCTAGTTAAATCTTTAACTGAAGAAATGGTGTTTTCAGAGTGGGCAAGAGGTTACATAAAACCTCTGCAGGTTCCCGGCAAGAGAGTGACTACAGGAAGTGTTGATTTTAGAAATACTGCTCAAGGTAACTTGGAAAGTGTAACACCCTCCTTTAGTGTGCGAACATTTGAAGGGAACAGAGCAAGACAAGAACCCCTCCTAGATATAGTTAACTTGGTAGAAAGAGAGCAAGACATATCAAGGGTTATTGAAAAGGGTCAAAAGTATCACGAGCGAGGAAAAACAGCAGTAAAAGCAATTTTGAGAAAAGTCAAAGAGGTTAAGGGCCAAGCTCAAATTAGTAAAAAAGTTGAAGTTGCTGGAATGGAAACTTTACTGAGGATAGCCAATGTATCAAATAGCCAAGACTTCTTTGATAAGTTCATACAGGGTCCAGAAGATTTAGATACGGTTCGTGATTTATTCATACAGACTATTAAAAGAGACCCTACTGTAAATGTAGAAGATGTTGAAAAGGTTTTCGATAAGGCTGTGTATGGCATGACTTATCAAGCAATATTAAAAGTAGGTGAATATAGAGCGACAGGAGTAGCAAGCGCAGCAGCTACGGTACAAGGCTTTAACGGAGAAAGTATTGTTATAAAGCAATTCGGCAACACTCTAGGAGCTTTAGATGCAATAACAGACGAGAACGTGAGAAGAAATCTTTTGAAAGTTATGCCTGAAGAACAAGTAAACTACATGGAAAGCATTCTAAAATATTTAGTAAATCAAGAGGGAATGCGAGTTGCGTCTGAAGGCATGGCTAGAGGCATGAGTGCTAATGAGGCTATCAGCCGTGCTTACAATATAGCACGGGAAATGGTTAGTCCTGCGTACATAGCTTCTGAAGTTGCGGTCAAGTTGATGCACAAAAATTCTGCGGACGCTTTTTTTCTTGCTATGCAAAGTAAAGACGCAGCACGAATAATGGATAAAATGCTGCATCTACCTGAAACAGTAACGGCCAGAGATTTAAAAACATTTGAACTCTTGTTGATAGAATTTGTAGCAACAGATGTTGCTCGTAAAGGTCAAGAAGAAGCTTTGACAGAATACTTTAAACCCTTGCTAGGAGAGGAATCAACCAATGAAGAAGAAGAATCTTAAACCAATCCCGGAAGGGAAAAAAGGAAAGGGCTTGAGTATGCTACCCAAAGCCACTCGTAACAACATGGGCTTTATGGCTGGCGGTGGAAAAGCTATGCGTAAGGCCTACGCTTATGGCTCTACTGTTCGCAGCCCAATGAACGCAGACAAGAACATGAACATGACCATGAACCCAATGATGCCCCGCGCACAACAGGGCATGATGTCCGGCATGATGTACGGCGGAATGGCCGGTAAAAAAAATAAAAAGGGGTAACCAAAAGGCTACCCCCAACTAGAAGCCCCAGCCATGTTGCTGGGGTTTTTTGTTGCGCTACAGGTACCGTCGAGAGTTATCCATCATTTCATTGCCCATAGACTGCAGGTATCGAATTAGGCTGGCAACTTCGAAGGTGTTTTCAAAGGATGGCATTCCCTGCTCCATAATCTTCACAAACTCGTCAGGGTTTATTGAATCCATGTCCAGTTCTATGTTGCCCCTGTCATTCATCTGGGCTGTGAACTTAAATAGTTCAGCCCGTGGTTTCTTCTGGTTCATCCCGATACGCCTTGATTACATCTGTTGAAAAGAGTTTCTGTAAATTCAGAAGGTACATACGCGAGGCGTTGTTGTCACCACCCGGAACCGACCTCTTGTCGTCAAGGTTGTTGATTATTTTCTTTAGGGAGGGCACGTCGAACACAAGGGTTGCAAACGTCTTGTTTCCCACACATAAGTTATGAAACCAGTAGTCCGCCTCTGTAGCCGCGATGCCACTAGGTTTTCCGTAGCACTGATACTCAATAGCTATATTACCCGTTCGCATCCACATGCCTCGTTCGGACTTCACCTCTATCTTGGCATCCTGCAGCATGTCAGCAACCTGTTGTTCTCGCACCTTACCGTACGATAAATCCAAGTCAAACTTCTTGCGGTCCTTAACACGCGGTTCAAGACTACTCATCTGGATTCTCAAATGACTTGACAAAGGTATTCTTAAACACGCCTAGTGCTGCTTGCAACTGTTCGACCTTCATATTTAAACTGCGTATATCATTTGATACTTCCTGTATTTGTACTAGAATGTATCGTTGATTAGGGTCTAAGTCACCGATAGCATACTCTTTGCCGTCTATAGTGACAACAGGCTCTTTACTGTCTGTCATTCTCTTTGTCCTTTATTTTATTCCATTCTTCTAGTTGTTCCGACTTGCGTGACGGATTGTAGATAATGTAATCTACTCCCCGTTTCCACACAAGCGGTTTTTTTTCTTTAGGCGGCACTGAGGTCTACCACTTCACATACACCGGCAGTACAAGCCAACTCACGAGAACCCGTCGTGTTATCTTCTCGCTCAAAGTCTGTGAGTCGTGACCAATCCAGATTCACATACGACATGCGATTTTTCCACTCCAGATAGTCATCAGGTTCTATGTCCTGATAGGGTGCCTGTTGATACGTGTGGTCAGAGAATGGCAAAAATGACACCCCAGACGCCACGTCAAAGTTTGCATACACCCACGCACCCACGTCCATCCACTCATCTTCTTTGACAGTGACAGTGATAGATGGCTTGTGTTCACACCAGTGAATAGCGTACGTCTTCCACAGTTCGAGTTGTTCTATAGCCGTTGTGTCCGTACGCATGACAGCACCCGTCGGAGACTTCATTGGAAATGAGAATACGGTAACTGACTCAGGCTTCATTACATCACGTTCTGCTGGCACCCCAGAGTCAATAAGGAATTGTGTAAGAGGGTCTTTGGAGTCTCCCCGCACTGTGCGTATATAGTGTTCACTGTGTCGGGCGTGGATACCACTAGCTGCGTCAACAAGTTGCGATACAGTACCGGACGGCTTGACACAGGTGATGGCTGCAGACTGAGGTATGCCCAAAGTCTTAGAGTATGTCTCGTTTGTTTCTACTGCCGTATCCCGCATCTCTTCTAACCAACGTCTGCTGTCTATATTCTTGGACAATACAGAGTGGTCCATTATTCCAGTCAGGGATACCCCTAACAAACGCTCCTCTTCTGTGTTGTGCTTCCACACTTTTCGAAGGTACTTAAAGTCCGTCAGGGTGGACTGGATAGTTCCCAGTATAGTTGCCAACCGCACCTTACGCTTCAAGGTATCCAGAGTGTCATTTTCACGCACAACCACCTCTGACAAGTTACAGAACTGATAGGGACGTAGAATTATCTCAGAGCAGGGATTGGTACCCCACATATGCCCTGTTTCACGCCGTCCGTTACGAGCTACCTGTTTGTCCGCAGCTTCACGATTAAATATGCCCCGCTCCCCTGACTTGGAGTCGTACAGGGAAAGCCACTCACGCATAAAGGTTCCCATCTCTGGTTTACCCTTGTAAGCCACAGAGTTGTTTGCCAGCGCACGTTGCTTTTCGTAATCGTACCACTGTCCTGACTTGGCATGTGCCATCTGGTCATCATTTAAGTTAGACAAACTAATTAGTGCCGACCTGCGTACACCACCGACTACTACAACCTCACCAATCTTACACATAATATCATGGCACTCAATCGGATATAGCCTACGACCTGCTGCACCCTTAAACTTCTGTACAACAAACTCAAACAACTCAACCAATGGCTGTGGACCTGATG